TTGGTCGGCGAGCGCCTTGCGAGTCTGTTTCGTGGTTTCGGCACGCACTCCCTGCTCGTTGAGTCTGGTCATGAGGGCCACGTGTTCGAGTATCTTGGTTTCGTTCATTGCTGGTCCTCGCTTTCGGTGAGGTATGGTTCAAGTTTTTCCATCGCCCACGGGAGTGCGAGCAGTACGCCGCTGCCGAGATAGATGGTCAGGGCGATGGTGTTGCCGATCGGGTGGGCGCAGCCGTCGTGGGTGAGCAGCCATGCGAGGGCGAGCAGCATGATGATGGCGAGCGTGATGGTTTCACCGTTATGCTTTTGCTTTCGGGTTCGCATCGATGGTCACCCCCTTGGGCAGATAGTCGGCGAGTGTGATGGATGGCAGGAATCCCGCGTCCGTTTTGGCGTCCATCAGGAGCGCTTTGCCGATCTGGTCGGCGGCGGCGCTGCTCATGCTTCGGACGAAGTCAGGTATGTCTTCGGCCAGTTGAAGGCTCAGAAGGCTGCTGCCCTGTTCTCCGGCACCGTCGAGGGTGACTCGCGCGATCGGCGCGGTCATGCCCCCGATGCTTACGGTGAAGTCGAAGATGATAGGTTGGCCACTCATCACGCCACCTCCTTGGATGCTGTCACCGTAGAATCGTGCCTATGGGTGGTCTGGTTTCCTTCTTGCAGTGGGTTTGGTCGGGTATCGGTGGATTTGTCGGTCTGCTTGGCGGCGGTTGCGGCGTCTTCGCCTTGTTCCAGACGGGCAAGTCGAATCTGCTCGCGAAGAAGGCGAACCGTATTGCGCAGGAAGCCAACAGGATCGCCGCTGACGCGAAGGGGGTCGCCGAGGAGTCCAACCGTCTTGCCGGCAAGGCGAACGAGATAAGCGCAGACGCGAATGCGATCAGCCAGAGGGCGTTGAGCGTTACCGCGGATCAGACGGTCTACAAATGGCGGGGTGAATTCGATGGCGAATCGTCGACCGTCTTCCTGCTCAACGACTGCCCCCACGAAGCATCTGACGTTCACGTGTTCGTCCGTCACGAAGACCAGACCATCATGGACAGGATCGTCGATAAAGTACCCGCGTTCGGCGAGATCCCGCTCAAGGACGAGCTGTTCACGCAGAAGGTAGTCGAAGACCAGCGTTCCATCGACAGGCTCAACTCCAGTGCCGGGTTCGTCTACATCGGGGTCGGCGGGTATGACGTCACCGTCCATGTCGCCTACACCACTGAGCTCGGGAGCAGACGCAGCAATACGATCAAGCATCGCCTGACCGACGGCCAACGCCATTGAATCCTTGCTGGACATCATGCCACTCCTCCCAATGAGAGCAGGAAATTGAATACGAGGAACGTGATCACGACCATCACGATGACGAACACGACGGGGTGATCATCCAAGAGGCGCATGAACAGAAGGAAGACAGCCACTAATACGGCAACGATTGTCAAGGCCACGACGAACACGGATGCCGTGAACGGCAATGTTTCGATGTACTTCTCGACCATCACATCTTCTTGTGGTCTGGGGTATCCCTTCGCCGGGCTAGATTGGAAAGCGCCAACCAAGCAACCAGCCCAACGAAGGGAAGAATGAAATGGAGCCATTGGAAGAACGTTCGAGCAGTGAAACGGTCAGGGACGGGGAACGTCATACGCCATCGTGGTACGTTCACTTCAACGGACATCGGCTCGGGCCGGTCTCCGATGCGAAGTTCAAGAAGATGGCGGACACTCTCATGTCCATCGTCAGAGAGGGAAAGCACCACGGGCTCGCGTTCACTCTTCCTGAGGATGGCCGTGATGTCTGCTGCATCTGGACTCCCGGCGTCCCGATCAGCTTCAAAGAGGCTGACAGTGAATCTGAATGACATCACGCCATCTCGCTTTCGGCGAGCGCGTCGACCACGACTTTGCATGGGCGGCCCGCTTCTTTGACGATCATGCCGTCCGTGCCGCTATCAAGTAACAGGTACTGCACTTCCAACCCCAAGCGTTCCGCCACTTGGCGCACGTCGATGGGTATGTTGATCCGGTTGCCGTCCATGGCGATGGTCTTCATCAGCGTCTCCGCGGCAGCGGTGGCGGTGGCTCCGGTGTTCTCGATGATCGGGCGCACAGAGGGAGTGGCTTCAGTCATATTATCCGTTGCGGCCAATATACGGGTCGCCTCCCATCATGCACGCGCGGCAGCCACTGAAACCACCGTAATCCACCTAGACACTCCTGCTATTTTCCTAAAGAATGTGGACAAATGTGCATAATTCCGCTCTCAAGCAGACATGCTCCAAAGGCACATCACGCCCGGCATCTCCTTGGCCAATTCATTGCAGCACATCATTTTCCGTCGTTTCAGCTTGCATAACTTACTTAATTGAGCTATAATTATTATGTCAACGAAAACAGAACAGTGGAAGGAGGTGAGACATGGATGAGGTCTGGAAAGCGATAGAAGCCATCGGCTCCCTGCTTGTCGGAATCGCCGCAGTCATCGCGGCGG